ACATACTGCTAATTCTACTTTTATAGAATTTAGAAATCATAAAGATACGACAGGTATCGCAAATAATGACACAACTTCATCATTTAGTGATTCAGAAACAATAACAGGAAATAATTCAGGTGCTACTGCAATCGCAGGAACAGTTACATTTGGAGATATCGATAATCATTATATTCCTTTAAGTGATGCGATTACAGGAATTGTTGGTATTTTTGATATTCAAGATACAGGAGGAGGACAAACCTCTAGTAATATGTTTTCCTTTCGTTATCAATTTCATTTAAATGAAATGCCCTATTTAACATCGACCTCAATTGTCAATTATAAAATGTCAATGCAACATTTACAATTATTGAACGATATTTTTGTCGGCAAAAAACCTTTGAGATTTAACAGACATCAAAATAGATTATATATTGATTTAGACTGGGCGAATAATGACATAAAGATTGGAGAGTACATTGTAGTTGAAGCATACAGGATTATAGACCCTGAAACTTTCAATGATGTTTATAATGACATGTTTCTAAAAAGATATATTACCTCATTATTTAAAAGACAATGGGGGGCAAATCTAATCAAATATCAAGGTGTTTCTTTACCAGGAGGTATAACACTTGATGGTAGACAGTTGTTCGAGGACGCCATGACAGAGATTCGAGAAATTGAGGAGCAAATGCAATCAAGATACGAATTACCAATAGATTTCATGGTTGGTCCAGGATAATGGCTACGAATCCATACTTTAATCATTTATCAAGCACGGCTGAGCAAAATCTACACCAAGATTTAATAATAGAGTCTATTAAAAATTTTGGCATAGATGTATATTATCTTCCGAGAACACTCAATAATCTAGATAACATTTATGGAGAAGATACAATATCTTCTTTTGAAAATGCACATCTAATAGAAATGTACATAAAAACTATTGATGGGTTTGAAGGTGAAGGTGATTTTATTTCTAGATTTGGCTTAGAAATTCGTGACCAAGTTGTATTTTCAGTTGCACGAAGACGATTTGATAATCTTGAGTTGTCAGATTATGTTCGTCCAAAAGAGGGTGATTTAATTTTTCTGCCATTGAATAAAAAACTATTTGAAATACGATTTGTAGAACATGAGTCATATTTTTATCAATTCGGTCAACTACCTATTTTCGACTTAACTTGTGAGTTGTTTCAGTATGATGACCAATCTCTTGATACTGGTATTGAAGATATTGATGTAATTGAAGATACACTTGCGTATTCTATTCAATTACAAATGGGTTCAGGTACAGGAAATTATGTTGAGGACGAATATGTTTATGTCGGAGATGATGCTTCTACCGCTAATACTAAAGCAAAAGTCATTTCTTGGAATACAAATGATTCTGTATTGAAAATTACGGATGTAATAGGAACGTTTTCCGCTACTTCAAATGTTGTTGGAAATACAAGTGGAGCATATTATACACTACAAACAACACCTGATACGCAAGTATTTGTAAATGACACTTCCGCAAACAATGTAGGATTTGAAACTGAAGCGGACAGTATAATCGATTTTTCGGAAACTAATCCGTTTAGTGAAGTAAATCCTTAGGATGTAATGACTTCGGGTAAAACGGTAATCATACCATTCACCAACTTCTCTTTTGTAACTCCATCTGATTGTGTGTACTCTACTTCATAAACATGAAGGCCTTCGGTCATACCTGCTGTTAAACTTGCATTGGCAGTTATGGTTACATTACTACCTGATAGAGAAGTTGTGAATGTGAGTATAAAAGATGTATTTGTTGTTGAATGATTTTTTTTCATTTGAGCGGCACATGTTCCAGTATCTATTGAAACATTTGTTCCGCTTTCATTTTTTGCGGTGAAAGTTTTTTCAAAACTCGCACCTTGATACATGGTTAAGTTTTGTCCTTGAGTTTTTAGTGTAATAGCCATACAACTATTTATATAAACTAAATAGTATTGTAATTTAAACGGAGAAACATGTTAGGTCAAACTTATTATCATCAAACAATAAGAAAATATGTTATATTGTTTGGAACATTGTTTAATGATATCAGTGTTCAAAAAAGAAATTCTGCTGGCCAACTAGTTTCTACTCAAAAAGTTCCTATAGCATATGGTCCAAAGCAAAAATTTATAACTAGAATTGGACAAGACCCTTCCGTCAATAGAAAAGTTGCCATACAATTACCTCGTATGGGATTTGAAATGACTTCTATTACCTATGACCCCACAAGAAAATTGAATACTATGGGTCAGAGAGTAAACAAAATTTATACAAATGGCGTGCCTTCTATCAAAAAAATGTATAACCCAGTCCCATATATTTTTAGTTTTTCTTTGTTTATTTTTGTTGATAATGCGGAAGATGGTACACAAATTTTAGAGCAAATTCTTCCATTCTTCACTCCAGAATTTACAACAACGATAAATGTATTAACTGAAATGGATTTAAAGTTAGACGTTCCTTTGATTATAAATTCGGTCGCTAATGAAGATGTATATGATGGAGATTTTGCTACTAGACGAACAATAATATGGACTTTAGACTTTACTCTGAAAGGTTACATTTATCCTGAAATAAAGAGTGGTGCTAAAATTGTTAAATCGATTGATGTTTCTTTTAGAGAAATGGGTAAACAATCAAGTGGTAAAGGAGTTTTAGATAATTTCTCATTAGAAACCAGTACAAATTTTAGTCCAGCTTCATTGATATTAGAGGAAAATACTAGAGGTTTTCCTGGTACAGTTTTATTAGAAAGTAGTGATTCAGGCTTGTCAGGAGGTAATATAATAAGTAATATTAATATAACTGAATTAGGCGGTGAAGGAGTAGAACAACTTCAAACAGACAATGTTCAAACCACAGTTACAATAACACAATTTAATCCATATGCTGATTATAACGAAGATACAGGACAGTTTACACAATGAAAGACTTTGAAGACAAATTAAATGAATTGTTGGAATTGCCAACAAACATAGTTGAAAAACCTGCACCAGAACGAATTAAAGTCGAGTCAAATGATTTGGATATCGATAATGATTATCAATATGCTCGTGAAAATATTTACAATGTAATAGAACGTGGTCAAGACGCCATAGATGAATTATTACAAGAAGCGAGAGATAGTGGTAATGCAAGAATGTTTGAAGTATTAGGGCAACTTATAAAAACAGTCGGTGAGCAAAATCAAAATTTAGTCAACATCCATAAGCAAATAAAAGATATTAAAAAAGAAGTGAAAAATGTTCCTGAAAAAGTTACGAATGCTTTATTTGTAGGAAGCACTGCCGAATTGCAAAAATTGGTCAAAAGTAAAAAGGAAGAATAATGGCTGGAGCCCAATTTGAAAGACAAGAAATTGGTCTTATAAATGCAGTGAATAGTGGATATGGTGCGAATAATGGCATGCCATTTACTCTAATAGGAGTCAATGGAATCAGTATAAAGAATTGTATAAGTGCAGAAAAATATGAAGGCCGAAGTACGGCAGGCACAGAACCTTATACGGATGTGATTATAAATGTTGGAGGAAATAAAAAAATTAACATATCCAATAAAGGAGAAAGTGCTCCATCAATTGCAGGCGGCGGTATTGAAGGACTCGAAATGGCCGTGCCTGGCTTGACAAAAAAATTTTTAGAGAGTGCATTATCCGAATATAAAAAAAGAGGATTTATAGAAGGTATGTCTAATGTTCCTGATATGTATGGTAAAGTAAGTAATTCGTTAAAAGAAAAAATTGTAGTAGGTAATGCGAGTATGGGAGGGCCTATTCATTACATGTATATTGGACCTATGGACGTAACTTTTAATCAATTTGGCTCTAATGTTAAAGTTAATGGTAAATTATTCGAAGCAAAAAAATATGCAAAAGATAATGATTTATATTTGAGACTCAGAAAAAGAAGAGCTGACCAACCTTTAGTTTTAAATGAAAAAGATAGTAAAGGCCTGCCTTTAATTTTGGGTAGGTCTCCAAGTAGAGGTGATAAAGGCAGAAGAATTGTAACAGTAAAAAAACCACCTCTTAATGCAATAGTTGTAGATATATAATGCCAAGTGATAATTATTTAGGAAATCCATTATTAAAAGCCGCATATGTTAATTTAGAGTATGACGAAGATACTCTAAAAGAATATGTGACTTGTTCTCAAGACCCAGTTCATTTTGCGAAAAATTATGTGAAAATTGTACACGTTGATAGGGGACTTGTGCCTTTTGATTTGTATGATTATCAAGAAGAGATGGTAAATACATTTCACAACAATCGTTTTGTGATTTGTAAAATGCCTAGACAGACAGGTAAATCTACTACCATCGTATCATATCTTCTTCATTATGCTCTATTCAATGAACAATCAAATATTGCAATCCTTGCTAACAAAGGTTCTACTGCAAGAGATATTCTTGAACGACTCAAAACTGCTTATGAAAATTTACCTAAATGGCTTCAGCAAGGAGTTGTGGTTTGGAACAGAGGTAATATTGAAATAGAAAATGGAAGTAAAATCATGGCCGCATCTACCTCATCATCTGCGGTTCGTGGTTCGTCTTTTAACATTATTTTTATGGACGAATTTGCTCATATCGACCCTCCAAATTTAGCAGAAGAATTCTTTACTTCCGTATACCCTACTATTTCTTCTGGTGAGACCACAAAAGTTTTTATTGTTTCGACTCCAAAAGGTCTGAACATGTTTTATAAAATGTGGGTTGATGCGGAAGAAAATAGAAGTTCTTATGTTCCTATCGAAGTGCATTGGTCTCAAGTTCCTGGCCGTGACCAAAAATGGAGAGAAGAAACTATTCGCAATACTAGTGAGCAACAATTTGCACAAGAATATGAATGTGAATTTATCGGTTCTGCTAATACATTAATCGCTCCCGCTAAACTTAGAGCGATGGCATATAAACATCCAATTTCTCAAAAAAATGGATTAGACATGTATGAAGATGTTGATAAAAAACATTCATATGTGTGTATTGTTGATACGGCTAGAGGGAGAGGTCAGGACTACTCTGCGTTTTCTATTATTGATGTAACAAAGTTTCCATACATACAAGTTGCAAAATATAGAGATTCAAATATATCTCCAATGATATTTCCAAATGTAATAGAAAATGTATGTAAGCATTATAATAATGCATATGTTCTTGTGGAGATAAATGATATAGGAGGTCAGGTTGCTGATATCATACACTACAACCTTGAATATGAAAATTTATTTAAAACAACTATTTTAGGTCGTTCAGGACAAACTCTCGGTGAAGGATTCGGAAAAGGCTCTCAATTAGGGTTGAGAACTACTAAGGAAGTAAAACGAAAAGGATGCTCTGCTTTAAAGGATTTGATTGAAAGTGACAAACTCATTGTTTATGATTTAGATACTATAACAGAATTAACAACTTTTGTAGTAAAAGGACAGAGCTATGAAGCCGATGAAGGATATCATGATGATTTAGTAATGACTCTTGTTTTGTTTGGATGGATGGTAAATCAAAAATATTTTACAGATGTAACTGATTCGGATTTACGAGAAAAAATGTATCAAGAACAACTATTGCAAGCAGAACAAAATATGCTACCATTTGGTTTTATTGATGATGGACGAGAAGAAGAAAAAGTATCTGAAAGATGGGGCGACACCGAATGGTTCTACGATAAAAAATATGAAGTTTGGGATATTTAAAAATTTATTTTGTAAACTTTATCTGATTTTTTAATTTTTTCTACAAGTATCAGAATTTCCTCTTTCAAATCTGGTCTGAGTCTTTTTAGTTTTTCCAAATATCTTATGGACTCATTAAATATCATTTCTGGATTTATTCTTAGTTCATAAAATTTATTTCTAGTCTCGCTTTTTGTTGTGAGATATAAATGCTCTGGATTGACACAATATGTGTTATTGCAGGATTGATGAACTATCTTGGTATCTTCTATAACACCTACATAAGCCATATAAGCAAAACGATGTGCAGGTATTGATTTGCCTTCATATGAAAACATGCCATAACCTTGTTTTGTTTTACTAGCCGTCCAAAAGTGACAATCTTTTGTTTTTATTATCTTTTTTTCGAATCTTTTCGTTGCTTTCACATCTATCATGAATATATTTATATTACAATAAATAAAAAGGTGCTTTTAAATCATCATTTTACTAAATAATCTCAGTAATATTTTTTACACAGATTTTATTTTGGGAGATAAAATGGCTTTTCAAGTAAGACCTGGCGTATCAGTCGCCGAAGTAGATTTAACGACCAGGGTTCCTGTTCCGTCTGTTTCTGATGGTGCGACTGCAGGAATTTTTAAATGGGGACCGATTAATACACCAGTTATGGTCACAACCGAGGATGAATTAGTATCAAAATTTGGAAAACCAGATGATGATTGTTATAAAAGTTTTTTCTCGGCTTCAAATTTTCTTTCCTATTCTAACAAATTGAGAGTTGTAAGAGCAGAACGACTTAGCATGTTAAATGCTACAACTGGTTCTGCTGGTTTGTTAGTAGGAAATACTGCTAAGTATCAAAATACTTATGAAACTACAACTACATCAGGAACATCTTTCATAGCAAAACATCCAGGTGTTTTGGGTAATAGTATGAAAATTAGTTTATGTTTACCTGACCGTGCAAATACCACCGTTACTTCTGATAATCAAGTAGCACTCTCTTCAAATCTACAAACAGTTTTGACTGGTAACTTTACAAGTAGTATTGGAGCTACCACGATAACCATTGCTGATGATGGCGCCGCTGGAATCGGTAAAGCTGATGAAGAATTAAGAGTTGGAGATGTTCTTTTGTTCGAATCTGGTGCGTCTGGTTCAGCAAGTTTTGATGGAAGATATGGTCTGGTAACCTCAGTATCAAATAACTCTACGTTTACATTAGAATTGGCAAATGGTTCACCAGTTGCAGGTCCTACAGGTCAGATGACTAATCAGGATAAATTAATTAGAATACCTAGAAGTTCTTTTAGACAAGATTATGTTGACCATGCGGTTGGTCAGTTTGGTACAGTTACTTTTAATCCTTCAACCGATGATTCAAGGACATTGACGGGTACCGACACACGATTTACACATTTCTGTACGGTGGGCGACATTTTAAAAGTTGCTGATGACAATGGTATTGTACAGGAAAGACAAATAACTGCAATTGCAAATAGTACAAGTTTAACAGTCAGAGAACCATATACCTCTGCAATAACTGCACAAACACTCACAGAGATAGCATGGGAGTTTGCAGACGAATTTGCAGGACCACCTTTAACCAGTACATATGCATATAAAGAATCTGGAAATAAAGATGCTTTGGATGAAATTCATGTTATTACAGTTGATGAAGACGGTCAAATTAGTAGTTCAGGAAGAAAAGACCGAAGAGGTAAAGTGACTGAAAAACAAATTATTTTTAAAGGTGAAGGTTTGTCTGTGGCAAATAATTCAGTAAGTTCGGATGGTCAAAAACTTTTTTATAAAGAATTTATTAATGATACTTCAGAATGGGTTTGGTGGGCAGACCATGATTCAATAGGTGATGAATATGCAGTTGACGGACAGGCACAAACTGTTGCATGGGGAAGTAATGTTCATTCGACACTGCCTTTTAATGGTGCCTATAATACAGGAGCGGCTCCATTAGGTAGAAAAACTATGAGTTTTTCACACGGTACCGATGGAAATTCACCAACAGATGCTAATTACATAGCCGCTTTTTCCAAATTAAGACAACCAGGTGAAATCGATGTTTCGTTGCTCGTATCTGGAGAAACATCGAATACCGTTGCAAATTATCTGATTTCAGATTTGGCGGAATATAGAAAAGATTGTGTAGTGTTTATTTCACCTCAGGAAGCTGACGTTGTTAATAGAGGTTCATCTAGTGTTGCATCTATGATTCTTAGAAGAAAAGCTCTTCCTAGTTCAAGTTATGCCGTCATGGATGGTAATTACAAATATCAATATGACAGATATAATGCGAAATATAGATATGTTCCTTTCAATGGAGATATTGCAGGTCTATGTGCGGCCTCAGATAATTTAAATCCTTTCATTTCACCTGCTGGATTTAATAGAGGTAATTTAAAAAATGTAGATAATTTGGCATTAGAAAGTAGTAGAGCTGATAGAGATGATTTGTATATAAATGGTATTAATCCTATCATTAGTCCTGCTGGAGGAGGTAAAGTATTATTGGGTGATAAAACTTTATTAGCAAAACCATCTTCTTTTGATAGAATTAATGTAAGAAGACT